GTTACGCTCGCGGCGGCAACGCTAGGTTTACTTTGAAGAATGTTAGTCGCTCTGTATTGGTTCCATCTGGTCTTATCCCAAGGGTACAGTTTACTGTGCCTTTGTCTGATAAGCCATGGATCAATATGGGTGCGATTTTAACATCTCACATTGCAGGCCTAGTACCTCTCTTTTAACGGAGTTGTTACCAATGTCCTTTACGTTAACATCGCCCATTACAGGCGGAGCCCAGACTGGTTTTACGTCTCCGACGTATACCATTGCGGTTGATACGGCACCCAGCAACACCGGCAAACAGTATGCAGTTACCGCTATTGGCGGTACGCAGGCTGGCGTCGATGCTGCGAGTTCACCGTCTAAACCGTTCACGGTTACTCTTTCACGCCCACCAGTGCTTCGTGCACTGAGCGTGCTTGATCCCGTGACTGGTGTACTACGTTCTGTTCCTCGTAACTCGTTTGTTATTAACGTCCGTAAGGGCGTCACCCCGTTGGCAGGTCAAGCGCCGGTTGTGCTTTTGGCAAAACTGACGATTGATGTGCCCGCGGGTGCTGACCTTGCGGATGCTGCTAACATTCGGGCTGCTATGAGCCTCCTTATCGGTTCACTGAATTCTATCAGTGCGTCGATAGGAGATACTCTAGTTACAGGCGTTATCTGATATGTATCAGAAGATGTCTGAGTACTGGAGGAATCATAGCCATGCCATCCTTGCTACTCTTGTGGTGGTTCAAAATCTGCATGTACTTAGAGGTACTGCGGGCTTTGTTCTATCACAAGTGGTTAGTAGTTTGACAGCTCTGCTAGGAAGCTAGGCTAAACCTAGTCTTCTAACACAGATCCGAGGAACTGAGAATGGAGTTGCACCATGGGCCTTAGTCCTGATGCTCTTTATTCTGCCATCTTCTCAGATGTTGGGAGTATTACGCCGTTCGGGCCAGTTGCCCTAGGCACTACTCCGCCAGACGCTTCTTATCGTCAAGTAGCGGCTAGTCAGTTGTTGTACACATTACTGAAGAAGTATGTGGAAACATCTGATGATGCCGACGCCTGTGCGAAAGAGAAGTTCTTTGCATCCAATAAAAGATGTAAGGACTGGAGTTTCCGTCCGGAGTCTGAAGTTGATCGAGTTCTCTTCGGTGAATTCCGTAGAGAGATCGACAATTTTCTTCATCCGTACGGTCAGGAACTAATTTCTAGTTTTCGTTCTATAATGGACGAAGCTAGGGTTGGACCTGGAGCTTCAGTTTTGGCTAGAGGGAATAGCATGTATGCTAAACTCTTTAGTTCAAAACTGTCAACAACGTCAGAAGAGCTGTATGTTTATTACAGTAATCACATAAAGCATAACCAGACCTATCGTGAGGCGGAATGCCTCCGCCGCGAGAAGTTTGGTTCGTGCACTGTGGTTAATGGCAGCGCTTCTAGTTTCGTACCAAAGACGAGAGACGAGAGCCGTATGATTTGCACCGAACCTAGTCTGAATATGTATTTTCAGTTAGGTCTCGGTGCGATCCTCGAGAGGCGTCTGAAGTCAATAAGTATTGACTTAAGGACGCAGCCCGAGGTGAATCGACGGCTTGCACATCTCGGAAGTATTGATGGATCGGTTTCTACAATCGATCTTACCTCTGCTTCCGACTCTATATCCCTGAAGCTGTGTAAGGCCATCTTTCCTAGATGGTTTTACCAGCTTTTGGTGATGTTGAGATCCCCAACGACGAAAATCGATGGGCACGGTGTGCATCTGAATATGATATCTACGATGGGGAATGGTTTTACATTTCCGTTGCAGACTGTCATATTTAGCTGTCTCATTCGTGCCGCCTGTCGTGTAGCGGAAGTTCCGCTATACGATGGGAAGAGAGTTAACTGGTCATGCTTTGGAGATGATCTGATCTGCCCGACACAGTGTGTTAGGCAAGTCCTTCGTCTCCTGAGCTTGATCGGTTGTATCCCTAACGGCAAGAAGACCTTCTTCGAAGGTCCGTTTAGAGAATCCTGTGGAACAGATTGGCTTCATGGCCAGCCTGTGCGAGGGATCTACATTCGTAGCCTCTCGACTAAGCAGGATATCTTTGTCGCCATTAATCTTCTAAACGCCTGGACAGCTTATACTGGTATTCCATTATTCAATGGAATTCAATATTTACTCAAAGGGATCAGGGGTGAAATTCCTCTAGTTCCTCTTGATGATAATATTGATTCTGGTATACGTTGTCCACGCGCATTCTTGGGTAAGATAATGTACGATCGCAATGGTAGTCTGAAATATTTCAGCTATCAAGTGCGAACTCGGCATTATTTTATTCAAGAAGGGAGTATCCATTCTCCTAGGGGGTTAGCACCGCTATTTTACAATCCTCAAGGGTTGTATCTTAGTTGTGTATATGGCGAGTTGGTACGCTATAAGATTCCAGCGAGGCATCGTCTGGCGTCTTATAGAGCTAAGCAGATGATCAGTCCCAATTGGGACTTCATCAAGCGAGATAGTTTAACTAATGGGCTTAAACTATCATGGCAGCAGTGGGAAACTGCTGTGGCCCGTAATGGGCCAATCCCCTAGGGAAACCTAGGCTAGGAAAGTTAAATCTTTC